ACCGCCTTATTATTCGCACAAGGTGCTTATGCACCGATGGCACATTACCCATCATACATTAAAAATTAATTCTCTTCTTCGTCGAGCATTTTACGTAGTTTTTCCTCTATAGATATATCACCATCATCCTGAGATTCCTCAAACTCCGAATCGGGCATATCAGGATCAAATATATCACCGTGTGTTTCACATAATTCACACGTTTCAGTTGGTAATTCACCGGGTTTGTGATTATGTACGGGAACCTCTTTCTTTTTCTTTTTTAGAATAGGACGTTTTTTCTTTGGTTCCGTGGGTACAGGTAAACATGCTCGTCTTTCACGCATTTTCATGTGTAATGTACAACACGTTTCACCGGGGATACATGGTTTTGTACACTTATTACCCTTTGCTGTCATTTCCGAACACTCAACTTTTGGTTCTTTAGGAACTTTAGTTTTTTTCTTTCCTTGTTCTGGTACAACTTTTTCCATATTTTCAATCTTTTCGATCTTTTCACGTAAAAGTGTATTTGTTTCGATAACCGAATCCATCTTTTCACGAAGACATTTATTCTCTTCTTCGATTTTTGTAACCTTTTCAACAAGTGTTTGTAATAACTTATTGTTGGAAAGGACGCTGTTGTTTATTTTGTCAATGTGGTCGTTTGAATCACGAACGAGACCGATAAGAATATTTTCAATAGAATCCGACATTTTTACTTTACTATTATTATTAATTTTATTTCACTTAGGTTTTCTAGACAACCTTAATATAAGCACCTCCCATGGTGCTCGCATTTCCTGAAAACGCCATCGTCTCTTTAGGCGCTCCGATCATTGTGTAACCACCAGAAATAGAAACGGAACTACCGAATGCGCCGTTGCTGGTAGGGTTTGGTGATTTAATTGCCTTTATAAATTCCAGTTTTATTCTGGGCTCTTTTGGGGGTTCTCCTAACTTTGAGCCAAGCCTACCGTAAAAGTAGGTATCAGTTTTGACTAATTTGTGTTTGTATACAAGCACCTCCCCAGTTCCACCTTTTTGTCCAACACATATTTTACCATCGGAAATAGAAACGGAACTACCGAATTCCCCACCCTTTTGTGGATTCGGTATCGCGGGTGTGTTTTTCACCCGATTTATGTTGTAGGGATTTACGCCGGGGCCGTCATATACACATTCACTAAACATCAAACTCCATGCTGGAAAAGCGGTAGATTGTCCCATTTTTCGATTTCCATCATTTCCTTTCAATACAAATATACCTCCCGTGTTGGTTCGTTCGTTGTCTACAACACCGTTCTTTGGGGTCCATTGTTTTTCGGCGGTGTCCTTTTTAGCACCTTTCATCCCAGGCGCTCCAATAACTGCAATCATACCGTCAATAGCAACTGACTCCCCAAAACGTAATCCGTCCGTCGGGTTCCATGAGTGTTTGTTGGGGTTCATTTCACGTTCAAGAACCAATGCCTCTTTGCCTGTCACACTGTCTCGAACCATTTTGTATATAGATACCGAACCAGTCTTTGAGCCCAACTTGGGGTAGCCGTCGGCGGGACACCAGGCGCGATTGCCGTTGTTTTGGCTACACGCACCGTCCCAATCGTCGCCACGGTCTGTATCAGGCTTGGCGTCACTTTTATAGGGTGCTCCAACAATTACTCTATTACCGGAGACATCAACAGCATGTCCAAATCGTTCACCGTTTTTCCTCCCTGTAACTTTCCCCCTTCCTTCGATTTTTATATCTCCTTCACGCTTCTTAATCTTATATAAGTATACATCTCCTTTACGTTCTTTTCCATAATCATATTGGGAGGTTTCATCGGCAACTGACGAACCTGGTGCACCAACAGTTATAAAATTACCAGATATAGCAACTGAAGCACCGAAATGTGCACCTTGATAATTTGAGGTGAGTTCGTTGACCGATGTGCCCATACCAATTCCTGTGAAGGCAACCGGCTTCCTTTTGGTGGCGTCCTTATTTGTTACCCATTCTCCATCATCACCTTTTCTAATTACATATACTCTACCAACTTGCTTTGAATTACCTTGATTAAATTTTTTTTCTCCAATAACCGCATAATCTCCAGAAATAGCAATAGAACACCCAAATTCGTTACCTGTGGCTGGATCGGTCCCGACAATCGAGCTAGTAATCACTTTCTTTAACTCCCAGAAACCTTTATTGGTTCGTTTATATATGTGTACGCGTCCGCCTTGCGTTTCGTTGTCGCCTTGGTCGTGATATCCTGGTTGTCCAACAAACGCATCGTCACCGGAAATACAAACGACCTCCCCATATTTTGCATTTATTTGGTTTCGATGCGCGGTAGTTGTATTACCTACCGTAGTGGTCCATCCTCCAATGGGTTTGAGGGATTTAGAGGTACGTTCATTAAACGTCCACAAGAATCCTGTAAAAATTTCTTCAGTTAAACGTGAATCATTCGTTTCATATAAACCCAAAGTTTGATTTTGATTTTTGGGGGAAGATAAATATTTTGATACGCCCACTTTTTTTATTTGTCCTTTTGATTTATCAGTTCCTTTGTTGACGATTTCAACTTTAAGTTTTGGGTTTGCCGTAGTGGGATTACCTTTGGTTAAATCATTTAGAAAATATTGACCATCTTCGTACTGAAAGTAATATTCTTTACCTCCTTTGTTTTTGACGGTTTCCAAGTAAATACCTAAACCATTTCTAACTAAGCTGGTGTATTCGTTGGAAATATCATAGGCGGTTTTAGAAATAACCGCTCTGGTTGCTGCACCACCTTCAATTACTTCAGGTCTAAATTCTACCGTCTCTGGTGTTGTCATGCTCAACGTCACGGATAATTGGGATTTGTCAATTTTTAATTGGGTTGGAAACGTCCCATCTGATTCTGCGATGGTACCGTCGTAAAGTAGAGCATCCCCGGTGTTATCTTTTCTTATCGCAAACAGTTTGAATTTGTTTTGCCCAATAACATCTCCTTTTGTTGTCCAATCTGCACTCGAGAGTTTAACTTTACATTTCCCAAAGTCACTAAAACTTATTGTTTCTTCCTTAGTGTTGTTAGTAGTTTCCGTAGTAATCACAGAATTATAATTAAACGTATGTTTTTTAGTGGTACCTACATAGTGTTCAATTTTAAATCCGTTTACAACGTTATTAAATCCTGGTGCATTATTCCAAATCATCGTAAACGTAACGTTGTTTGATAACGATGTATAATCGGCCTTTCCTCCTTCTGCGTACTCGACCCCATATGGTTCTATAGTATACCCACTGACACCTTCACCAACACTTGGATCAGGGTTAAGTGTTCGTTGAAAAGATAAATTTTCAACTGCAAGTTTGGTAGTATCACTCGTTTGTTCTGAAGTTTTAGTTTCTCCTGGTCTGGTATAATAAACAATAAGAGCGATTACAACCACAATAAGCACAAATAGTCCTACTAATAAAAGAGTATTATCCGAGGACTTCATTTATTAGTAGTATATATTTTTATTTTTAATTTTAATTTTAATTTATTCTGTTTTCGTTTACGTAAGTTTCCAATGTCTCATGGCCATTTCTTGCTGCGTACGCCCTTCTATTGCTTTAAAAGAAAACGGGAAAGAAGTTGAACTGTATTCTGAACCGTATAAATATAATGATACGGCGGTTTTGTCGGCGTTAGACTGTCCGCACATCTGGTCTTGCGGAAGATTTGCCCCAATCATACATTTTTCCACATTTATTCTTAACATTCTATAAGTATCACCCCCATCGGCAGATTTGTCTTTACCACTATTCATGAATGTAATTTTAACTGCATCTTCTACTGCGACCTTTTTTAATAATATCTTGGATTCTCTCCATTCGCCTGTGGACGCATCTTGCGTGCCTGCTCTTCTTTCAATACCTATATATTTGCCATCCGGATATTTAAATATAAATTCTTTACCTTTATCATCTTGTGAAATTATCTCCATATTTTCAAGTTTAGAAATATTTGTTGGTTTGTTTGTTGTTTCATCGTTTAGGGCAGTCGCAGTAAATGTATAAGTTTTATTGACGATATTCGTGGTTGTTGCTCGAGTATCACCGAGAAGAGATACGTTATATATTACTCGTTCAGAGACGGTCATATCAATGGTTGCAGTTAAATCTTCTGGTTTAATCACTAATTCGGGTGGGTGGGATTCACCTTCACCTAATGCTTCGGTACCGTCGTATAAAGGAAGTTTTTTAGCCCCATCGTATGTTGCTACTACTTTAAACATATTCTCACCAATAAAACTATACTGAGCACTGTTGTCATCTGGTAAACCACTTATTTTAACTGATATTGGTGCATAATTCCACGATGTGATTCCATTTGTTTCGATTTGCTGACTGGAATCCACTTCAATAGTTTGAAGTGGAGTATCTGTACCCTTTTCTCTGATATAATGTTCAACCTCAATTTTTGAAACTGTATCAAAATTACCTTGATTCTTCCAATTTAATGTAAACGTAACGTTTTTTGATAAACTCTTTTCGTTATCACCTTCTACGTACACGGTGGCTTCGTCATTACCGTCTTCGTATTCGATCGTATACGGTTCGATCGTATACGGTTCCGAATCAGAGTCTGGTGAAAGTGTTTGAGCGATTGTAAGATCGCCTATAGTAGGTAAAGTGGGACTTGGACCGGTCGAAGTTACGGGTTTAATTTCTTCTGGTCTGGTATTAAAGTATATTACGAGAGCAACTATAACTACAACGAGTGTGAAAAGTACTCCTAATAAAAGTCCGGATGAAGTCTTCATTTATTAGTAGTATATATTTTATTCTGTAAAATTGAATAATATTTTGTGTTCGACTGAGAAATTAAACCATTAGTGTAAACAAAAAATCCGCTTCGTCAAACCCATTCAAATGTTGGATTCTCCTTAAAAGAGTGACCAAACCACTGATTAAAGTTCCTGTTATCATTTCGCAATAACCACTCTCGTTCCCATTCATCCTCCATCATTCTCTCACAATCCTCAAAATCGTCTTCCCACTCTTCCTTATCAATCCTATCACATAGTGATCCGTTTCCTGACGATGATACGGGTGGAAAAAAGGGGTCAGGATTTGATGTATGGCGCCTTCCATCTCTAAATTCTCTAAATATATGAGTATGTGAATCATTTACTGGTGCCTTAAATAGTACTTGCATCATATTAGGGTTTGTACTAATATCGTCCTCCAGGTCAAATCCGTCGACTTCGCCTGACTTGTCAAATAAAAATATTTCTATTTTTGCAACTTCCCATGACGTAAGTTTAAATTCACCACCGCCAAGTTTACCCTTAGAAGATGGTTTTCCTATCAACTGGTCGTTGACTAATATCCAACCAATATGTGCGTCGTTACCAGTCTCTATCGTAATCGAAAAATCACCAGTGACAGAATCCCACGACCGAGCACGATTGTCTATTATATTAGGTCTGGGTACAAATTTAGTTATCCAGTAATGGGTTGTTCTCGACATCTCTCTTCGTTTGAATTTCCCATCAGTTGCTTTATCAATCGACTGAAAATCATTAATTCCTGTTTTTGTTGAACCTTCCACGCCTGCTATTATTTTTCTCCTCAATTCTACAAGTGCTGAAGTGGTCATTAACCCCGATGGAATAAGATAATCCCCCAATTCATCGCCAATCTCCCGAATCCGTTTTTCTGTGATATAACGAAAACCAACTTCTGGACAGTTCCACGCTCCCTCACACCTGAAATCACATAGTTTCCTATTACAAGGTATCGCATCGTATAAATTTGGGCATGAACCCCCATTTCTTGCTGGTGCAGACTTTCTAAAGTTTCGCCATTTCCAACCGTTGTTGCCACAAGTCGCGCTACACGTACTCCATGGAGTAGTAAAACCCATACAATCAACCTTTGCAGTTTTAAGGGGGAAAGTAAATGTTTTTATACCTTTCTTTAAACCCTCTTCTTTATAATTAATTGCTTGTTCGCCAGATGGGACTTTATCTATTGATCGCGAAACTTCTATCATCTGCGAGTTCTGTAACTTAACAAACGTATCTTCCCACAAATGGTCGCGGTCAGTACCGGGACCGGTATTCACCTGTAAACTTTCTCGTTCGTCTCGATCCACAACAACTTTATCAATAGGGTACTCTTTACCTAGATCTATCAGAATCCAAGCCGTATATGTACCTGCTCCATAAAAATAATCAGGTGTCGACTTAATCCATGTAGTATTTCGCTTTCGCCAATAATCCCCGGTACCATTGCCTCGAGCAGAAGAGTCCTTAAAGACTTTACGTATTTCGCCTTGACTGCCACTATAAAATGATTGAACGCCACCACCGATACTATTATTAGTAAGGTTCTTTGTAATATTTACACCATCGGAGTATACTGCAATAGTCTGTATGGGTATAATCTTATCCTTGTATGCTCGTATTCCTGAAGACCCGTCCATCCCGTACCAAACAAACCTTGCAGTGTTTATTTTAGGGTCTATAAATTTATCTGGGAAATTGACATCTGCATATTCTATATCGGATAATTTAGCAGTAAAATCAGTTCCGTCAAACCTAATATTTGTAGTTATAACTACATTACTATCAATTTTTTTATTATAGTATACTTTAAGTATATTATCACCGAATATTTTCCCGTCAAAATCCTTATTGTCAATAAACGTAATCTTCACGGGGTTGAAATTCTTACGATTTTCAACGTCTGTATTTTCAATCTCGTGTAACACTTCCCCATTCGGATTTACTAAAACGAGTATCCATTTCGTCACGACCTCTTCAATGTAACCTTTATTCTCCCACGAAATATAAAGTTTATTAATCGTATACGTTTCACTCTTATTTAAACAACGTATACTATATATCAAAAATATGATAAATAGAATGATAATAACAACCTGTATCATTTTATATATCACGAGATTTAATTTTAATTTTAATTTTAATTTATTTTATTTTATTCTACTTTTACATCGGCAACTTCTGGAACAATTTGTCCAGACGAATTTTTAGATCTACTCATGATTACGTAGACGAAGATGGCCATAAAGGCGACGATAACTGTTAACATTCCAATTCCTTGGTAATCCATTTTTTATATATATTATAACAATATATAATAAATGCGGCAGTTTACCACCGTCCTGATGGAAGCTCTCTTCATTGGTCTCATGTTGCAAATTTTGGTCCTGGGTATTACAAAATATATCTATAAGGGTACCGGTGTTTTAATTATTTCAGGGGCGTTAATACATTTACTCTTTGAGTATTCACCTTTCGGAAACATTAACGAAAAGTGGTGTAAAATGATATTTAATTAAAAGTTTATAAGTTCGTCTATTATAGCCGTTCTATCATCTTCGAGTTCTTTTAACACGTTGTGTAATTCTTCGCGTTGTATATCGATATTATCGTTATAGTCTTCTAAGTAATCCTTGAAGAAAAGACGAACATTACCAACGTCGTGTCCTGCATCTAAAAGTGAACCAATTGTATATCGTCTTAAACGAATACCAAGTTCCTGCGTGCGCCTTTTTACAGCTTCCTCACGAACAAAGTTCGTCACGTTCCGTCTATATTTTAATTTTTCCATTTTTTTATTTGTTTCGTAAATTAATCTATTTACTTCCATAAGTTCATCTTCGAGTTCATGATCACGTAAAGGTTCCGGAACAGATGGGGGTGTTAGTATCGCTGGTAAATCCGGGTGTACATAATCCCCCCGTCTTGATTGTGGGGGTGTCACTGTATCATATATTGTAAGATCGTCAAGATTATCTCCTAATGGAGGAAGATTTGGAATCGGTGAAAAGGGTATAGGTATATCAACGCGTCGAATTCTAAATTCTTCTTCATCACTTTCAGAATCCGTTTCGTATTTAATATAATCGTGAATCTTTTTGATCGAATCACACATTTTAAGATAATCGCCTTCAGAAATTATCTTAGAATTGAGGTCGAGCGTTTGCATTAACGATGTAAGAGCATCCATTTTTAATATAATAATTTTTTATTTTGTTTCATTACAACTTAGGTTTGTTATTTTTCTTAAAAGTAAAAGGGCTTCTACGGCTTCACCAATTTCACGGTGTTTTACACAAAACCCGTTTTTTCCTTGGCGACAGAGACAGTTTTCGTATACACAGTTTGGACGCATTTTTGAATATGTAATGGTATATTCGTTTAAACTTAGGTTCTTATTTCACCTTCTTCGAGTTCAGATTCAGATTCAGATTTGTATTCACTCTCATTATCCAAATCGTCGATATTTTCGGGTAAATATTCATATAATCGATCATGGTCGATTTGGTACGTAATTTCATAATCGTCAAGGAAATCACGTAAAGAGATCCTATCGTTAACGCCATATTGTTCATCTAAATACCATTTCCAAAACATGAGGTTCTTTTTTGTGATTTTACTCGGGAAAAGTTCGACTGTAAATTCTTCCTCTTGTTTATACCCACACTGTTTAAGAATTTCTTTTTCACTTTCGAGGTACATATCAAAAAAGTGTTCCAAAATACCAACATTGTTAGGTTCGTAATAAAATTCAATAAATTGGGCTTGACCATACGATGTTTCCAATTTTCTATTAGAAATACCAATATAGGCAATATACTTATACGTACTTTTAGGAATAAGGTGTGAAGGATATCCAAAATCAGCACGTAAACCGTATACTTTACATTTTTCACCGGCTAATTCAGAACAGAGTTCGTTAACGTCGAAAAGTTCGACAATCGTGGTACAGTTTTTAAGGAGTTCGTAAGTAAGGCTCATCGTATTATATTACACATTAGTTGCTAAGTTTTAAGTCCATATTTTCAGGGAACGTATTGTAAAGTTCAGTCCAATCAACACTTCCCTGAAGATTGTATTTATCAACAAATTGTAAAAGAGATTTTTGACAATTAAATTCGTTTTTAAAATAATTCATCCAAAAATCGATCCATTCTTCCGGAATATACCGTGGAATAACAATGGTTCTCAATTTGTCTTTCAACATTTGTAATGCTGGTTCAATTATACCCACTCTAAAACCATCTTTATACCTTTCCTCATATAGGAAATCAATTATATGAAGTTTATCATTAAATGCAGATACACCGAAATATGCAATATTATTAAGTCCATTAGGATTACATTCTTTAGGAAAACCATGTTGTGGTTGGACTCCATAAACTTGAGAAGGGTTTCCGAATGCAAATTTATCGGTTCTGAAACTCGAAAAAACACCGTCAAGTTTTGGAAGTCGTTCAATCGTAGTAGATTGCTTCGTGAGTTCGTAAATGAGAGAAGACATTTTTTTTATTATAATTATTACAACTGGTCTATATCACTTAGGTCTTCACTGTACATCAATATTTCTTCGGCTACTATTTGATAAAATGCCATTTTATACGATAAAAACCCGAATAAAGTTGCCCCCATATTAAAATCAAATGGTAAATCTGTCGTATTCCACATGGATTCGGCTAGTGCAAGACACGTTGGTACGAGTAACCGTTTATTTAAACCGGGTAGTCTTTCTATGTTGTCAACATAGGAAGAAAGTGAATTAACATAAATATAAGATGCCACTGTTCCTAAACTCGCGGAAACACCATCAACTGGTGTATGAAAAATAAAATGATAGGTTGAAACGGCGGCACCGTATTGTAAAGTTGACTTTTTAATTTTATCTTTTATACGTTCGTATTCCGCTAGACCTTCTTTACGTTTAGTAGGACACGATATTCTAATGGTTTTAGTGTAAGGATTTATTATACTTAGCATTACAATTTAATTATTATATATCTATACCTTTAATAATATAGTTTTCGTCTTGAAAATATTTTTTCTTAAATGCGCGTTCACGACTTTTAAATCTCCCAATTCTAATCGTGGATGTATCTATACGTTGCTCAATTCTATACAATTCATCTTTAGTTCTCCATTTATCACCAAAAAGAGATACATATTTCATTTCAATTCTTTGTAAATTTAATTCTGTAATGAGATGTTGATAAAGAATAAGTGAATAAGAATCATATGTTTGACGTCTGAAATCTTCCTGACTACATTCTTCACGCGCGAGTAATTGCATGCGTTCATATAAATCATTCGTATATGGTTCAGTATTATAAACTCTTTGAATTTCTTTTTCATTATTAAAATATTGTTTTGAACTTTTTAATTGAGAATCATGAATTGTTTCTTCTTTTATTTCTTCGCGTACTAATGAGGGGGGTGGACGTTTTTTCACACCCATACACTTCACAACTTTACGACGATTTTTAGGTGCCAAACACACTAAAGTTCGGGTATGAGATGTACATTTCATTTTATTTAATATAAATATTTAATTCTTTATCTTAGATTATAGTCCCGTCGGGTATAGTTGCATCTTTACAAATTATAACTATATAATCCTTGATTACCCAACCACGTTCTTCATTACTCAGATCTTCTTCTACATTACGCGAATTGGTTATGTAACACCGATTTCCTATACGTGCATTCTTATCAACTATAGCATTCCTTATGATAGTTCCCTGACCAACGCCTATAGGCATAAAACAATCATTTTTTAATCTACACTCTTCTTCATTTTCATAATAATCTGCACCCAATAATAACGTATCCTCAATTGTACAATTTTCTGAGATAGAAGATCGTAAACCAATTACAGAATTTTTAATTTTTGATTTATGAATGTAACATCCATCACCAATAGTACTTTTTAATACACGAGAACCTAACATTTTTGTAGGTGGTAAAAACCTTGAAGAAGTATAGATAGGTGCCTCAACATCATAAAATGAAAATGGCGAATCATCCTCATTGCACTGTAAATTCGCATTATAAAATGATTTAATTGTACCTATATCTTCCCAGTAATCATCGTGAATATAAGATTGAACATGCATGCCCATACTCGTAGCGTGTGGTATAATTTCTCCACCAAAGTCCATTTTATCTTCGCAGTAAATAGTTAATAAATCTTTCATAATCTTAGCAGAAAAAACATAAACGCCCATAGACGCGATGTAAGGTTTTGTTTCGTTAGAAATCAAAGAATCAGCTAAAGTAGAAAAATCCACAGCCATTCTCAATAAATCATCACCTTTTGGTTTTTCTGCAAAATCTATTACTCGTCCATTTATATCAATCTTCATTAAACCAAACGATCCTGCTTTATCTTCGTCTACCGGAATTGCTGAAACTGTAATATCCGCACATGTTCGACGATGGTGCATAATAAGAGATTTATAATCCATTCTATACAGGTGATCCCCGGATAAAATAAGATATTCATCACACCCAGAAGTGTTAAAAAGCCATTGGTATTGTCTAACAGCATCCGCAGTACCTTGAAACCATGTCTTATTATCTTGAGACTGTTGCGCAGCTAAAACTTCAACAAACCCGGATTTATAATAAGATCCTATATTGTTATACGCCCTTGCAATATGTCTATTGAGAGATGCGGAATTAAATTGTGTTAAGCAGTAAATCTTATTAATATCACTATTAATACAATTAGACACGGGTATATCAATCAAACGATAATTTGCCCCAAGTGGTACTGCTGGTTTAGCACGCTTCTCCGTTAAAGGATACAAACGCGTACCTTGACCTCCACCTAAAATTATAGACAAAACATTATCCATATTTGTTGAAATTTCACATTTCTCAAAACCATTTTTAGCAATAGAATCAATACGGTTTTTTACTTCATCAAAATCCAAATCGCAATTATCCTCTATCAATGTATACCCATGTTGCCCCCCATTCATTATTGATACGACAGTTGGTCTTGATTTACGCTTTTTAGAAACTGTCTGGTTCTCCCCATTTTTCTCTCCATTTTCTGACCAGGTTTCCGATTCGTTCTGTTGAAAAGCGCGAATTTTGTTTGATTCGCCGAGGTGCCCCCGGACACGTGAGATTTTGCGATTCATATGCATTAAGTTTTTCCCATATAAGTCTTTGCATATCTTCTGGGAGGTCATTTGTCGATTGACAAAACGAGAGTTTGTAGTCGTACGTGTGTAAGGCAATGTAATCGTCCATTTCATTATATTTTATTTGTTTAATAAATTATTTATATTAAAAGTACTTAGGTTTATAATGATCGAATGTTTTGTCATATTTAGGATATTCTAAAATAATAATCTCACCAACATCGTTTTTTGATATAATCTTATTCATAAAAGAATCTGGTGATACTTGATTTATTACTTCTGTAACCTTAGGATATAATGACGAACACGATTTTTTAGATGTTAATGTGTCTGTATTATTCCATGATAATAAACGAGATATACTCGAATAGAAACTAAACATTACTGCTAATAATTATGTTTATTTTTTTATATACTAAATACAAGATGGTTTCACTCCAGGACTTACCTAAAAAGGTTCAGTATATAATTGTAGATTCAAAATATGTAAATGGTTCGAATAATACGTTTAGTATCGATCTTACACTTGAATCAAATTTACATCTAGAAGATATCACACAAGTATGCGGTCTAAAACCAGTCGATTTTTATGTGACGCAAGTTGGACAGGATAACCCAAATTCTGATACTTACGTAAGTAGTGTCGCAAAATACGTTGATATAGTATGCGAAGATATACCTAAACGTGCTCAAATACTCGATGAACGTAATGGACAAATTTTAGCACGTGTACCACTCGAAAGACATTTTAATCATGGTGCACATACTATAGTTAGAGATAAGCAATGGAAAGCATTCCCAAGACAAACAAACTTATTTAACCCAATATCTATACAAAAACTTCATTTTAAGTTATATGAATATCAAGAAGATACAGA